GAGTAAAGTTCATGGCAGCAGGTTCAGAATGTAAGTGGATCTTTATTGATCACATTCACATGATCAGTGCAGCAGGAGGAGAGAATGAAACTTCAGAGATAAATAAGATCATGCACAAGTTTAGAGAACTGTGTGAAGAACTTGATATCTCTATTGTTACTGTCTCCCACCTAAGAAGATTGGATGGTAACAAGGGTCATGAGAATGGAGCTGAGATAAACCTTAGTCACCTTAGAGGTTCTCACGTAATAGCTCAGATAGCTGATTCTGTTATTGGTCTTGAAAGAAATCAACAAGCAGAAGATGAGATAGAAGCCAGGACAACTAAGTTAAGAGTACTGAAGAACAGATACTCTGGTGAAGTAGGGGACGCAGGTTCCATTATCTATGACACAGTAACTGGCAGATTAACTGAGCTAGATATTAGTGACATTGAAACTGCAGAGGAGACTATCTTATGAGTGATGATAAGATAAGACTGGTATTCGATGTAGAAACTGATGGCGTTAAGTATACAAGGATATGGTGCATTGTAGTTCAGAACGCAGACACTAAGACGATACATTCCTTTGGGCCTAATGAGCTACATGAAGCTATATTCTTGCTCAATAAAGCAGATATTCTAATAGGTCATAATATCTTAACCTTTGATATACCTTGTATCAGAAAGATACTGGACTATCCCGACTTTGGAAAAGACAAGGAGATATTAGACACATTAGTTCTTTCTAGATTGTGTAATCCAGATAGGAAGCCAGGACACAAGTTAGCTGATTGGGGAACTCTCTTATCTTATCCAAAGATAGAGTTTAATGATTACAGTCATTACTCTGTACAGATGGTGAAGTATTGCATCAGAGATGTAGAGTTGAACACCAAGGTATTCCATGAACTACGACAAGAAGCTAGAGGGTACAGTAGGAAGTGTATTGATCTTGAGCATAGTGTCGCTGAGATATTAGGCGAACAAGAGAGACATGGGTTCTTACTAGACTTTGATAAAGCTTCGCTCCTTCAACTTGAGCTTCGTAGTAGCAGGGTCAAAACTGAGAACAGTATCAAAGAAGTTTTTAAGCCTAAGATCATCAAAACTAAGTTATACCCTAAGTATAAAAAGGATGGCAGCATAGCAAGAAATGCTGTATCTGAATGTGGTGAAGGCACTAGGCTGACTGATGATGAGTATCTTGAGATGCAGCAGACTGATAAAGATCATGTTGTCAGGACTGAAGTTAAAGAAGTAAATGTATCTAGCAGGGTGCAGCTCATTGACTACTTGCAGGAGTTTGGGTGGAAGCCTACTAAGTTTACTGATAAAGGCAGAGCAATACTGAATGAGAAAGTATTAGAGACTGTCACAGATATACCAGAGGCCAAGCTAATTCAGAAGTATTTTTTGTTAGAGAAGCGCATAGCGCAGCTTAACTCTTGGATAGAAGAGGCTAACCCTGGCACATTTAGAGTACATAGCCATGTCATACACAATGGAACAGTGACAGGACGTATGACTCACAGGAAACCAAACATGGCACAAGTTCCTAGTGTTAATGCTCCTTATGGTAGAAACTTTAGAAGTTTATGGAGAGTACCTTCTAACTATAAGTTAGTGGGTATTGATGCTTCAGGACTAGAGTTAAGGATGTTAGCTCACTACATGAATGATAAGGACTACACTAATGAAATCATATCGGGAGACATACACACTGCTAACCAGCACCTTGCAGGACTTGAATCTAGAGATCAGGCAAAAACATTCATCTATGCACTCTTATACGGAGCAGGAGATGAAAAGCTTGGAACTGTGGCTGGAGGAAACAAAGAAACTGGTACGAGACTTAGAAAATCTTTCTTCGATAATCTCCCTGCATTTGCAAACCTTAGAAATAGAGTATCTAGAGCGTTCCAAAAAAATGGATATCTAAAAGGACTCGATGGCAGAAAGCTTGGAGTTAGAAGTGAGTACAGTGCTTTGAATACTTTGTTACAGGGTGCAGGTGCTATCGTTATGAAAGAAGCATTAGTAATCTTAAACGATACTTTAAAACCATATGACACTCACTTTGTAGCTAATGTACATGATGAGTGGCAGATAGAGGCTGAAGCTAGTATAGCTGATGAAGTGGGTAAGCTAGGTGTATTTGCCATTGAACAGGCAGGTAACTCTCTAGAGCTGAATTGTCCTCTTACTGGCGAATACAATGTAGGTGACAACTGGAGCGAGACACACTAATGAATCTTTTTAAACATGACCCTTGTATTAACTGTAACACTACTTCTCGTAGTGCTTTTAACTTTAAAAAAAGTAAAAGTATTTGTAGAGATTGTTTAAGAACCATTAAGTACAGTCCATTAAGCAGAGAGTATACACATGGCTTAATAGATCAAATGATATTTAATAAATACTGGAAGACAACAAACAACAATGGGATCAATTATGGACAACCTTATAGTCAAATCCATTTACAATAAACTAGATAAGTTAAATGATGGAGCGATTGATTTATCAGAAGAGGCCATAGATCAAACAGGAGAAGCTATAAAAGAAGTTATTAAACATTGGGCTTCTCCACAACCTTCCAATGAGTTTACTATTAGAATGTCTAATATAGGAAAACCATTACGACAACTTTGGTTTGATAGCAAAAAGACTCAAAACTTTACTTCTAGAATACCTCCACAAACTTTTATTAAGTTTCTATATGGTCATCTCTTAGAAGAAATAGTTCTAATGTTATTACGAATGACAGACAACAAAATAACTGATGAACAGAAAGAAGTTAGCCTAGATGGTATTAAAGGTCACATTGACTGTAAGGTAAATGGTGAAGTAGTGGATATTAAGACTGCTTCTAATTTTGCATTTAAAAAGTTTGCTGATAACTCTCTGCATGAGAGCGACACATTTGGATACCTTATGCAGCTATCTGCCTACGAGACTGCTGAAGAAACTACTGGAGGAGGTTTTCTTGCGATTAATAAAGAGACAGGAGAGCTTACTTCTTATCAACCAGGAGAGTTAGTTAAGCCTAATGCTAAAATTAAAATAGAAAGAATAAAAGAAGCTATATCTAAAGACACTCCTCCTGAACTTTGTTATCAGCCTGTGCCAGAAGGTAAATCTGGAAATATGAAATTGGCAGTTGGTTGTGTATATTGTCCTCATAAGAATGACTGTTGGAAAGAAAGCAATGGTGGCAAAGGACTGAGAGCATTTAGATACGCTAGTGGAATAAAGTATTTAACTAGAGTAGCAGCTTTACCTAAAGTAGATGAGGTTCCTTCAATATGAATGCAAAGTTTATGAAAAAATTAAATAGAAAAGCTGAAGAATATTGCATGACATTATTAAAAGAACAGCTATCAGATGAGGAAGCATCTAAAGTAACTAAAGCTTCTATATCTAAAACAGAATATGCTAATAATGATTCTTACTATTATGCTATTGCTATGTCTAGTAAAGGAATGAAGTCTATATTAAAAAGACTTCTTAAAACTAAACCACTAGAATCAATATCATTATTAGATGTAAAAAAGTATTGTCAGCAAACAGGCAGAGGTTAATGCAACGAAAAAGAAAGAAACGTCCACCTGAATTAAGAAGATCTAAAGGTGGCTATGATTCTGCTTTTGAAAGAACTTTACACGCTACAGCTTTAAAAGATTGGGAGCATCATGGAGATGCTATTGATTATGTTATTGAGCATAAATACGAACCTGACTTTGTAAAATGGTTTGGTAAAAAGAAAATTCTTATTGAAGCTAAAGGCAGGTTCTGGGATCACTCTGAATATAATAAGTATGTATGGATTAGAAAAACATTAGCTCCTAATACTGAATTAGTTTTTGTGTTTGCTGATCCTAATTTACCCATGCCTTTCGCACAAAAAAGAAAAGATGGTAGTAAAAGAAGTCATGGAGAGTGGGCCAGTAAAAATAATTTTAAATGGTACACCTCTGATACCTTGCCTGAAGAGTGGAGATCTGATGAACGATTGGAAAAACAGCTTGCCTAAAACAGACATTACAATGAGTTTAAATGATGAGCCACCTGAAGCCTGGGACAGAGCTTATAATACAGGCAAACCTAAAGAATGGAAGGAGGAGAAAGTGGCACATGAAGTTTTTAATGGTTCAATAGTAGACGATAAAATTAATCCTAGCCATTACAGGACAAATACCATTGAGTGTATAGATGCTATCGAGGCTATGCTAACTCCAGAAGAGTTTATTGGATTTTTAAGGGGAACAATTATGCAATATGATTGGAGATACCCTAATAAGAATGGGATAGAAGACCTTAATAAAAGTCAGTGGTACAGGGACAAACTATTAGCTAAAGAAAAAAGTAGGAACTCATGAGTAAAAAGAAATATATCTATGATGCTGATGTAGTTAGGATAATTGATGGAGACAGTATTGTATTAAAAGCAGACCTTGGCTTTGATGTATGGATAAGTAAATCATTTAGACTTAATGGTATTGATACTCCTGAATCTAGAATTAATATTAAAAAGTATCCTGAAAGAAAAAGAGAAAAAGAACTAGGTCTAAAAGCTAAACAAAGATTAAAAGTTCTTTGTGGTAAGAAAGTATTGATAGAGGTAGTAGATAAAGGTAAATATGGTAGACCTTTAATTAATATTTTTACTGGTGAAACAGAAAGAGATATATGTAAGATTCTTATAGAAGAAAAACTTGCTATTAAATATCAGGGAGAAAAGAAAACTCACATATGGTAAAGACTGTTGCGGTGATGTCTAGTTTGTACATGGCTAGATGATCTCCTTGATCGGTGAGTGGTAGCATCGATGCAAAAGATAAGATGAAGCATGGCGCAACAGGCCTTGTATAGTAGGTTCATTAACCATCAATCTTATCAACTGCCACATCTATTAACTTAAAGGAGAGATATATGTCATTTTTTAGTTGGCTTAAAAAGTTATTCACTGAGCCTGTACTTAAAGAGAAAGCAGAAGCTGTTGTAGAAGAAGTAAAGAACACTGTCTCTGAAGGTATTGATGAAATTAAAGATAGAAGAGAAAGAGCTAGAGACGACAAAGGCAGGTTTGTTGCTGATGATCCTACCACCGAAAAGAATGAAGCCTATAAAGACTAATGGAAATTATATTTTGTCTTGGTTTTTTGAGTGGCTACCTATTAGCTAGATTAACCTAATAAAGTTTATTGTCTTGTAGTAATATATCACCCCATCTAGATATACAAGTAGCTTCAACATCAAAATTAAGCTCAATGTGTTTTTTAGCTTTCTGACACTCATCTATTTGATAATCACCTGAAAAGGTGTCAAACACATACCAAGTGTGCAGAGACATTAAATATAAAACAGTTACCATTTTACTTTATGCGCCCAATAACGAGCTGAAAGCTTAGAAGGTTTGGCATCTTGAGCATTGTGCCTAGCATAATAAGACTTTCTCCTGGCTTTATCTTTAGCTGTTTTAGGATTCTTACCTGCTCCTCTTACTCCCTGTTGACCAAAGCGTATGGTCTTTACCTTATCTCCTACTTTAGCTACAACTACATGGCTTTTAGTTTTATGATTAGGAGTTCTTTTAGGTTTGTTATATCCACTTACTCCTGCTCTAACTAATCGAGGATCACGTTTAGACTTACCACCTTTTTTATATTCTTCTCTCATCCTTTCTTCCTGTAAGATCTAGTCTTCTTAGCAATGCGTTTAGGCTGCTTAGAATGTTGTTTACCTTTTTTAGTGTCTTCTCTTTTCTTTCTAGTGGTGGCTGCATATTCTTTATCGCTAAGTGCTTTAATAGCTTTCTCAGGTAAATATCTTTCTCCTGTTTTGGCACTAGGTTTACCAGACTTAGTACGCCACTTTTGTTTAGTCCAGTTCTTTAGAGATCTTTGAGATTTTTTAAGAGGCATTTTTACGCTTCCTTCTTAGGGATTCTTTACCACGTTTAGCTATAGCTGCTTGTTGTTTTTTACCAGCAACCTTAGCTCTTTGTTCTAGTACAGTAAGTATCTGTATTTTTCTAGCAAAAGGCTTTTTTATATTCTTGACTTTACGCACTGTATCCCTAGCATCTTGAACAGTAGCATATTTGATCCTAACTGTATCTTTAGGATTCTCATCAGTGTAAAGTCTACGCCCTGATCCTTTAGGTTTTTTACCTGTACCTTTCTTTGGATCAGCCATTATTATTTATAACCTCCACCTTTCTTTTTATATTCAGAGGCCAATAACTGCGCTTTTCTCGCACTCCATTGTCCAGGCTTGCCTCCTTTTGAACCTGCTTTAATCTTATTAAATAGGTTCTTACGCATAGTAGGTTTGGTGTAATTACCTGCTTCGTTAACTCTACTTTTCTTCTTCTTTGCTGCTGACTTCTTCTTTGCTGGCATCTTGTTCCTCATCTAATTCTTTATAGTAAGTGATTATAGAAAGTGCCTGACGAATGTATCTCTTAATCTCTGCCATATTAATAGATAGATTCTCATACCCTGCAGGGCTTACACCATAGTATACATTAGTAGGTGCGTTACCTTCTTTCAAGTCTGTAAGGTACTCATCCATAATAGCAGGAGTTAAGACTCTCCATTCTACAGGTCTGGTATTAATTCTATTAGGAAGTGGAGGATGATATACAGCAGCAGGTTTAGTGATAGTAACTACTTCTACTGCCTTTACTTCAGGTGTATAAGGCTTGTTACCTATTAAGCTGCAGCCGCTACTGACTACTACTAACAGGAGTGGTAAGAGTTTCAAAGTCATTCAAGACCCCTTTAGTTCCTTTGTTAATAATATTTTCTATAAGCTTAGGCTTTCTTAAACTAAGCATATTCATATTGTGCTTATCAAATTTACTTTTAAGGTTATTAACTTCTTCAAGAGATTTTCTATTTTGTTCTTGTAGTAAATTAATCTTTTGGAATGTAATCTTTTTATCTTCTTCAGCTTGTAATATTTGTTCATTAAGACCTTTAATACTGTTTTCTAATAATAATTGGTTGTCTGCACATTGCCTTAATTGTAACGCCATCTGTTCTTTTTCTGCTTCAGTCTTATCGTAATAAAGTTTGAATGATCCTGCTAAAACTACTAATGCTACACCAAGTCCTGCGCTGACTTTCCACATAGAACCACTCCTACTCGTAGATGAATTGCTTTTTAGAAACCCTCTTAGGAACACAATAGGCTGTAATATTTTCTTGACGATAGTAAGGTCTATCATTAGGACTCCACTTACCTTGCTCTATTGCACTTGCAAATACATTGCATCTGTATACATCTCTAAATAACATTCCATTATCTGATACAACTTCTCCTTCTACAACTACTACTAATAAAAATGCCATTAGCATTTATATCTACCACATTTTCTCATGTTACGTTGGCGTTCTTTAGCTTGTTCTAGTCTTTGTTTAGCAGAGTCTAATCTTCTATCTTGAACAACTTCATAGATATACCAACCTGACCAAGCTATAAAAACTAGGGAACAAATTATAAATAATATACTAGCTCTTTCTTTTAGTTTTTTCTGACGTTCTTTACGTTTCTTATGAATGTCTTTTAGATATTGCTGATGTGAGCGTTCACTCTCTTTTCGTATGCGCTCTGCCTCCCTCCAAACATCTGACATCCCAAGCATCATGAGGTGATCTTTTATTTTGGTCTCTACTGCCTTGATTTCTCTACGTTTAATAGAGAGATCCATCGCTTCTTTAGGAGTTAAAGGGCGTTTAAGTTTCTTCTTCTTTTCCCAATCATCTAGTCTCTGAGCGGTATTACTAAACTTTCCTAAGAGCGCAGCAGCTTCTTGGGCATTAGCTCTGCCCTCTTTAAAGGTGGATATAGTTTGATTGATTGCGCTGATTGCGCTAGTGATTGCAGCTAATTCTGCAAACATTTACATTATAGAGCTTCTAATCTTTGGCAAAGACGTTCAGCCCTATCTCCTACTTGTGAGTGCCATTTGCTATCTCTAGCTTCGGCTCCTGCTAAGGCCCATTTATAGTCTTTTAAAGCAGCGATATGTTTAACAAATTTACTATATCTAGGTCTGCCTAAATTAAACATCATATTTACACAGACTTCTTGTACTTCATCAGGAAATGCGTACCAATCATATTTACCAAACATGATTTCACATTCGTTAATTGCTATCTCTAGATCATCTTTAAAGACTTCCCATACTCTTTCTTCGCTTACAGGAGTACCTATGGGCATATTACATTCAGGATCTGACTCTAATATTTTATGGCCTACACCAAACGTAGGCACACCCTCTGAGCAAAAGTAAGATTCATACTTAATGCCTTCATCAATTTTTAATTGCTCAAATACATTTTCTTTATTCATCAGCTTAATTCGGCTCTACTTTATTAGCAAAGGCTGTGGGTAGTCCTACAGCTACAGCAGCACTTTTCTTTGGATTTTTCTCTAAGAATTCGATTATTGAAGTTATTTTTTCTCCATAT